ATGAAACCGCCAAGACAGAACTGGCTGAAAGAACCACGGGAGTGTTTTCACATTTCATTCTCTGGGCACCCGGGAAGCCATCGGGATTCTTCAAAAACTTTTATGGGTATGCGTTGATCAAACCCATGAGCGTTTACGCGATGGAGAAAGCGGAGCAAGTGGACGTTGTAAAAATAGTTCCGGCTCCGCCCGTGCTTTCCCCGGGGTTTTTCACCCGGATGGCCCACGCTGCGCGAGCGGCGTGTGCCTATGCTGGCGGTGTCATTGACGGGGGCACGGAAGTGGCCACGAGAGCTTTCCACCATGGAATAGATCGCTCTCTGGAAATTTCGCGCCTCCTCCCAACTGCCCTATTCAATGCCCTCCTTGGCGGAGCGGTCATGACAGTGCTTGCTTATGGCGAAGAACTAGTTAAACACCGAGATCGATCAGGCCTCTGCCTAGTGATAGGATTGGAGGCCGCGTTCAAGCTCTCTCGTGCTATGCTGGTCGCTTCTCGCCAATGGCCCGTTCAGGGCCAGCTCACAGTTCGTACCGCAATAGCCGACGTTGCCCTAACTTCTTTCATGCATCTCTGTACTGGACTCATGCCCATTAACGCCGCGGTTATAGTGCATGTCTCTTGGAATGTGATGGTAGCTAGTATGGGCATAGGGCAGAATTCAACCATGAGCATAGATCGTGCTGCCATGCTCCCAGTTGTTGCATACAACCTCTGGAAGACGGTCCGCGAAACCCCAGGAGAGGTATCGAGGAATGGTTTTGTCGAAGACTTCTACCAAAAACCGTGGGAAGACCGCCCTGACCCTTCGAACTGCATGCAAGGCAACGCTGCCTTCTTGCCGAGAGAGGGAATAGTCTTGGCTGAGTCCGTCCCATACTTCGACCCAAAACCCCAGGACGCCGAGATGGTAGTCCGAGGGAAATATGATGAGGTAGACAGAGAGGACGCATCAACGAACGTGTATTACATTATCCCCACTAGCGCGCCCGGGTATTGTCCCGCGCGAACAACCGCAAATTGCGAAGGAATGATACAGTCGCGCGTCACTGCCGAACCCCCTATGGACCCTCGTACCCAGGCATTGGCATGGGGCACTGTTAGCAGCTTGTTGGCTGATAAAACTTACCCGCTAATCGTACGCGAGGTCTTCGTCCAGGAGTGGCTGAACCACTACCGAGGGGCGAAGAAGAAGCGAGCGAGATCCGCACTTAAACATTTGGACGATGAAGGGTTCGACCTTTCCGCCAAAGAGTACTTGCGTATAGAAGTGATGGTAAAAACCAACGAGTTGCTTTTTCAGCGCAACAAAGCTGGGCGTCCTTGTATGAAACCACGTTGCATAGGAAACCTCCACACTTTCGCCCAGGCCCAAACTGGCCCGGTGATGGTGGAAACAACCCGTCGCCTTCACGAGGCGTGGAATTGGGAATTGAAACCTTCCGTCCACGACCGTATGGCGAAAGCCGATCCGGCATGGCGTTTGCATTGTACTTTCGGGTCCGATGCCACCGACGAGCTGTTGACGGCGTGGGGAGAACAAGTTTCCCATTTAGGTGAAAAGCAGGTGGCTCTGCTCGTAGCCGGCGACGACTTTCTCGTGGTCTATTGCCTGGGCGGCGTAATCCGATTTCTTGAAGGCGACTTCACGATGATGGATCAAAGCCAAGCCCATGGACCACTTCTGTTTGAATTGGCTATCCAGGAAACACTGGGGTGCCCGACGCCTGATCTAGCGTTGCTTCGCCAAATCATTACAGCCCCTTTCGTAGTGCGAGCCAAACGTGGCGGCAAGAAAATTGTCGTCCACACTACGCGCGCGCAACGCATAACGGGAGGGCCGAACACAACTATAGGAAACACCATTGTCGCAACCCACGTTGTAGCAGAGGCAATAGCTGACTGCGTGGAGCAGGGGTTTTCAGTAGAAGTGTTCAACGCAGGGTTTGCACGCCTAGGGTTTTCCGTAAAACTCAAGTGTCCGGCGACCCTCAACCACGCGACCTTTCTCAAGGGGATGTGGTACCGCATGCCGGAAGCTGTTCCGTTTACCCTCAACGGGGTGAGCGGCACGGCGACTAGTGTGTGGGGCCCGTTTCCATCGCGCGTGCTGAAAATGGGAAAGAGTCTAGTGGATCCCCGCACTATTTATGGGGACCGTGACCTCCGGCGAGCAGGCCAGTGTTTTATGGCAGACATGGCCCAATGCTACTCGCGTTTCGTACGCGTTCCACTGATACGCGAATTGGTGGACGCTATGGCCCCCTTCGAACGGCGAGGGGTGGTTCTCGAAAACGATGAGCCGTGGAAGGTCCGAGCGGCCTATGAGAAGAGCCCAGGTAGGGTTGAAGACCTGGGGCCGCTCATAGATCGTTATGGTCTTAGTGCCGAGGATTGGGCTGAGATGGCGGCCCAGCTGCGGTCAGCGCTACCGTGGACGTTCGTTTCCCACCCGGGATTCGAAGTCCTCGCTAGGGTGGACTATGGCTAAAAGCCTTTTTGGGCCTTAGGGAGGCCTAAAATCCCTGCCTAGGGGGCATTACAAAATCTTGGTCTCCTTCATGAGCGGAGAGGACCACACTGACGAAAAGCTTACTAAGTTGACATCAGTCCTTGAGCGTTTAGTGATCGCCTTAGAAGAAAATGCCGAACCCCAGGAACAAGCGCAGGAAAAATCGAAAAGCCATCGAGCGTGCAGCTCGACAAGTGCTAGGCGAACCTGCACCGAATCCTATTCTCCGGAAAGCTATTCCCCTCGAGATGTATACGAACAGGAACCCGCAAGGGGGCCCGGGCAACCGCATCTTCGTGCAGGGACAGGGCAAGTACGAGGTTGCACCCACCCGCCGACTTGTGCGGGGAAAGGGCGGCTACGTCGGGGATATGTTGAGCGAAGTGGGGGGGGCGCTAGCTGGTGATACAGGGCGCACCCTCGGCAACGTGGCGGGAAAACTTCTCGAAGTATTCGGGCTCGGCTCGTATAAGGTGCGTAAGAACTCCTTTTTACAGCAGGGCGGCCTGGAACGAATCGGGAACGATCAAGTACCGCGCATATCCAACCGTTCTGGCACAAAAGCAGTGAAAATTTGCCGAGAGGAGTACATCGGAGACCTGTTCACCGGGTCAGGGTCCACACCTACGCCGTTCACCCTCGACAATTTCAACATCAATCCGGCCAATCCGG